CGGTCTGCTATACCTACAATCTCTACTGTATAGGTTTCATCATATCGAGCATACCCATCAAACTCTTCACCTTTAACGACGAACGTTTCGATTCGTTCGGGGGTGTCTAATGCTCTTAACTCTAACCACTCATCACGGTCTTCTATTGATTCATTGTACAGCTGTTCTGCTTCTTCGATACTGTCTACATAGTTGTAATATCTGTAGTTTTCTTTTACAAACTCAACGATTGCCTCGTTACTAATTGTTTCGGTGGTGAAGTTATTGTCATTCACCCATTCTTGTAAGCCTAATGTTTTGTCTGTTGTTGTCATTTTATAAGTGTTTTTGAATTGTTATTACTTGTTTTAATTTTACGTTGCAAAGATACGGTAACTATTTTAATTACGCAAGCATTTTGCTTGTTTTTTTTATTTTATTTTGTTTTAAATGCAACAATCGTTTGTAAGTGTATTAATATCAGTAAGTTATAAGAATATTTTTTGCGATAAAAAAGGCAAAAGGTAGTGTTATACCCTTTGCCTTGGTGAGTTATTCACTTTCATTTATAGGCTGCTCTATCTCATACGTTATAGGTATTCCTATTTGGGTAGCGATATAATGCTCGATACACGCGCCCTTGCTTTCTTGCCATCCCTGTAGCATATAGATAGCCTTGCATTGTAGTAGGTCGGCAATATCTTTAAGCATATGGGCTTCCCAACTGTCGTGCTCTGATAGTCCGTTTTCTAAGGGGGTTACGGGCTCATAGCCTAATCTTTTCGTTGCTTTGGCTACAGCGGCAAAGCGTGCACGGGTTTCGGTGAGGTCAGTACCGCTGATTTTTCCTGATATGTAGATTTTTATTTTGTTCACTCTTATAGATTTCAATTAGTTTGTACACAAGTGCTTCTTGGGCTTGTTCGTAGGTTTTATAATATTCTTCAGGGGCTGCAACATATTCCTGATAGCTATTAATTTCGTAGTAGAATCGAAATTCTTCTACATTATTCATCATTACAGAATAAGTGTGTAATGTGCTGTGATAACCTTTGCTTCTGAACCAAGCAAAGACTTGTTCCCAAGTGGGTATAATTGCAATCTTGTCAAGTAAATTCTTGTCAAGTGTTTTGTATGTTAAATTTTTCATTTCACCGCAAAACACTACGTTATAACCTTTATTGCAGTCCTGAACAAGGAAGGGCTCAATTAATTGTGTGTAATCAATAGCAAACGTACAAGACTCATCAAAACCTATTGCTTTGAGTTCTTGGGCTATATCCAATGGGACAAGCCAAGTGGGGTAATTCAATTTATTATTCATATCTCTATCCTTTAAATAAATACATTGA